GGATGCTGTTGGGTATCAATAATGTCATCATAATGATTCCTCCGTTAAATAGGTCGGCGCGCAGATGGGGTGCGGGCATCCACGCGCCTGGCAGGTGCTTTATCAGCAGGGAGGGGAGACCGCTGTTGCACCCGATTCAGTTTCTCAAACTTCGCACAGCAATCACAGATGCGCGCCCGGTTAAAATAAAACCAGTCATGCCACCCCAGAAAGCACAACACCCGCCGCAATCTCATGCCGACACCTCTGCCTTGGCGGCCTTGTCGATAAACACCCGCAAATCACGGCATCGCCAGAATGTATTGCATCCGATCTTGATCGCAGGCGGCGCGAAGCCCTCACTCACCCACTTAAACCATGTGGATTTTCCCACCCGAATATATTGCAGCACGTCTTTAGCCTTCAGCAACCCATCCTCCGGCAACGGCAACAGCGGTATATCCACCTCGCCCATCCCAGCCGGTGCCCGCATAGGCATATCGTGTCCCTGCTGACTCATACGGCCTCCTTCAATGCATCACCCGGCAGCGAGGCCTGATTGATGCGTTTGATGTTTGATACCCCCGCACTTATGGTTTGTTTACCACGACAACCCAAAAGCACGGAGGTAATTGCGATGCTGAAGCGCATAAAGAAATGGTATGCAGGGGAAAGCATCCAGTATGAATACAAGTCCGGCTCGCACGGCGTGAGCCTGGGCAGCACCCGCCGGCACTGGACATCAAACGCAGCACATGTGCTGGTAGCATTCTGGATGAGGCGTTGGATGTTCATTGTCACCTCACTTATAGCCATCTTTGCAGTGTTTCATTGCTGACATGAAAAAGCGCGGCAGCCTTAATATTTCATCCTCCGGCGTGAAATGCATCCAGACAGCGAAACCAAGCAGCAGTCCGATGAATACACCGTCTGAATGCGCCCCTGTCAGTGTGACAAGCAGAGCTATAGACAGCGAAGTGAAACTAATGGTTTTCATTACTGAGTGCGTATGGCTCATTTATGCTGCCTCCGGTGCATCGAATTCATTTCCAATCACAGCCACCGGCCAGTGCATATCCGCCGCGTATGCCTGTAAACGGTCTTTGGCAGCGTAAAAGATGTCCCGATATGGCATTTCATCATGCATGCACTGAGATATTTCAATCTCAACAACCGTATTGGCAGCACTGACGCGCGCATTTTGCTCAGGAGTCCAGAGCAGAGGACCAGACGCAGGATTTTCCGGCACTGCGATGGTATTGATCATTTTGGCAAAGTTGGCGAAATACCATCCGGCATGCTTGCTGCCGTGCGCAATCGCATATTTAATAAAATCATGCACCGATGCCGATTTGGCTTTCTCAGCGTTCAGCCGGTCGGCGTTACTCTCCCGCCATGCATCCGTGGCACGGCTCATGTTCGCAGAGAGCCTGCGCTCCATCCGATTGAAGGCGTTGATGTAGGCTATTTTCCACATCGTGGCTTCAGGGCCGGTAAAACCCATCACCAGCATAGAGAATCCATCGCGGGTCATTTCGATGAGAGGATGTTCTTTTCCGTCTTTTCCGATGTAATTCCTTCCGCCAAAATTGGCGGTAGAAAATTGTTCCATTTCCGCTTTTTGGTTTGCATTCCTGCCCTCATTTTTGAGGTCTGGATTTATGATGTTTTCGATGTCTCGCAGGACATTGTCATGCCGTTTTCCAAAATGCGTAGCAACATCGACAGAAGTGGCGTAAGCCGTCCTTCCATGCATGATAATTTCACCACAAAGTTTTTCGATTGGAGTAGTTTTCTTTTTTGCGTTGCTCATGCTGCCTCCTTCAAATCACTTTCAAGTAGAGGGGTAGGATCGATGCCTGAGCGCACGCATGCCGCAATGACACGGTCTGCAATTCTGGCCGGCAGCGGGTCTGGCCAGCCATTTACAGATGCCCTCGTGCATCCGACAACTCGCGCTAATTCGGCCTGTGTCCCAAACATTTCAATGATTTTTTTCTTGTCCATGGCGTAAGTATGGCATGCCGAACCTATAAGTCAAGCATTCCATACAAAGTAAGGAATAGAGTACCGAACATGGTATTTGGTGAAAGATTACGAATGGCAAGGCGCAAGGCTGGGCTTACCCAGAAGCAACTTGGCGACGCTGTAGGAATGACTAAGGGCAGCATTTCTGGACTTGAGAATGGATCGTCAAAGAATCCATCAGCAGGTAATCTTCTTCCTATAGCAAAAGCTCTTGGTGTGAATCCGGAGTGGTTGTTGACCGGCAAGGGCAATATGCGCCCCCCCACCCCCATCGATGTAGAGTCCGGGTCATCGGTTTATGATGCGGATGGGCGTACTATCGACATTGCGGGGTTAATCAGTTCAGCCACACCACGCACCAGGCAGGCACTGACAGAAATCAACGCGGCAGCCAATGCGGGAAAATTAACCGATGATGATGTCGAGCTGCTCAATGCTATTGCCAAGCGATTAGCCCATGATTGAACTGGCTACGCTGCGCACCAAAACGGAGTCCATCCAGCTGGGCAATGTGTCTGATGTATGGAAAGCGCGTATCGAGGCGCAATCGGGGGCGTATGTTGCCTATGTGAAAGATGTCGAGGCGCATATTATTTATACCGAGTGCGTTTGTGCCATGGCTGGCAGATCGCTTGGGCTGGATATACCCAAGCCTTTTATTGTTCGCGATGGGTCTACCCTTCTATTCGGCTGTGAAGATGCCGGGTTCGATTCATTCAAGCAGTTCATATCAAAAGGTGATCGCGCTATTGCCGTGGCCTTGAGCCAATGGTCAGGTCTGAATGATGCTATTATTTTTGATGAATGGATTGCCAACCCGGATAGAAATCAGGGCAACTTCCTTTATGATGGCAATGGCTCGTTCACCCTGATTGATCATGGACATGCCTTCGGATCACCCATGTGGAACACCCGGGGATTAAGCCCATCCGCAGTCAATGAACTGGCCATGATACCCATATCTCTGGGGGATATTGCCAAGCATAAACTGCGAAAAGATGCAGTTGCCAAATCACCATCCTATGATGCACTGGATAAAGGAACCATCTGCACCAACCCAATATTCACACATTTACTAAGGCGACAAGAGCAGCAAACTGTGCTACAATTCCTGATTCAAAACAGCATGGATTTAGCTGCCATGATTAAGGCGAGGACAGGAGTCCAGTCACTATTGTAGAGGTGGTATATGCAAATCAGCGAAGATTTACTAAGCCAATTCCCATCGCTCCCGGATACTATCTACGAATCTTACCCTATCTATCTGGAGCCTGTTGCAGGCTCAGGCGAGCGCATCACAATACTAATAGCAATCGTTTCACCAAATATTGTTATTCACAAGGTAATCAGAGCAGAAACGCTGGAATCCATGTTTGGTTCAAAAGCCGCATCCTTCGCTGGCCTGGTGTCCATGTGCGCCGATAGCCTGGAGGCTCACCTTCAAAAGGGTGGTGCTTTCAATGCCTGGGATCCCCCCTTGTCCGGTTGCTACAAAGGCAATAAAATATCCGAATATGCCCGCGACACCACCGATACGCTGCGCCTGTCTACCCGCATTTACTCCAGCATGGGATTTATCCCGGGCGAGGCTGAGTTCAATGATGAGCCAGTCACCACCAGGCGTGATCGCTGGCCTGATCTGATCGAAGCGGCTCTGTTCGATAAACAACCCGGTTTGGTTAAAAATATGCATGCTGATTTTCGTGTATCTGACAATGCCCGGCCTACAACGATTGATTTCGTCGGCCAGAAATACGCCGCCAATTTTGGCAAGGTTGATCCCGGTCAAAACTTCACCAACGGCATCCGTGCAGCAAAAGCCAAGCTATGGGATCTCGAAGCCCTGCGCGAAGCAAGGCATGGAATCATCGAGGATCGTATCGTCAGCTTTGAGCTGCTGCTATGGAGGCCAGATTTTGATAGCCCCGCATACTCCGAACGGCAAATATCAAGCTTGCGCGAAGTATTGGCAGAACTGGAACATGAAGGCGATAAGCGCGAACTGCGCGTTTTTCAGACCCTGAACCAAGGCATAGCCGCCGACCGCATCATCTTGAAAGAAGCGGCCTAAAGTGGTTCGCCCTGATCTTCGGCGCATCGATACCATCAACCCGCACATGCACATCATAAACGCTCAAAACATCAACAAAATAAGCCCCAAAACCACCATTTTTAGCCCAACCGACCCCAACCTGAATGGTACAAATGATGGTACATAGAAAACACAACACCGCATATCTACCCATCATATAAAGCTTTTTTCATTCAATACGAATGCCGCCCCTGCCTCCATCCGTGGTTTTTATGTGTTCTGCATAGAGGCTAATTTCCTTTGTTTTCAATGTGTTTGCTCCTTTTTGGGGGTTGCTTTGTCCGATGTGTTTCTATGTAATCCGCGACGGTTGTTGGTACATTTGGTGGTACATGGTGCCGGGATTTCGATTTGTACCATCAATCGGGAGGTGAAGCGTGGCTTTGAGTGATGTTAGATGCCGGAAGGCGGTGTGTCCAGAGGGGCGGAAACAGATCAAGCTCAGTGATGCAGGCGGGTTGTTTTTGTTGGTCAATGATCGGGGTGGAAAATATTGGCGGATGAATTATCGATTTGATGGCAAACAGCGCACGCTGGCCATCGGAGTTTATCCGGAGGTTACGCTGGCGGAGGCTCGGGGAAAACGTGATATGGCCAGGGCGACGTTGCGGGATCGGCGAGATCCGGCGGTGTCTATGCGGCGCAGCCGGGCGCGGGCGTTTGAGGCGGTGGCTGCGGAATGGATGAACATGCGCAGGCATGAACTAGCGGCATCGTCTGTGCGGATGCTGGAGATGCGGCTAAAAAACGACATCAATCCGGCCATTGGTGGCATCGATGTGGGTGATGTGCGGGCTGCGGATATTTTGGAGTTGTTGCAGGTTGTGTGTGATCGGGGCGCAGTGGAAACGGCGCATCGATGCAGGGCATTGATTGGGCAAGTGCTCAGATATGCGATTGTGACCGGACGTGCCGAGAATGATCCGACCCCGGCACTGCGTGGGGCGATCCGGAGGCCGGACAGCCGATCAATGGCGGCGATGCTCAATCCTGATGATATTGGTGGGATGCTGCGCTTGATCGATGGGTACAACGGCACACTGGTCGTGCGCAATGCGCTGTTACTTAATATATATACGTTTGTGCGGCCATCTGAGCTGCGGCTGGCGCGATGGTCTGAATTCAATCTGCATCGGTCGGAATGGCGCGTGCCTGCGGAACGCATGAAAATGAAAGGTCGCGGCGATCATATTGTGCCGTTGGCCAGTCAGTCGGTGGATCTGCTGCGGGAAATGGAGCCGGTGTCCGGATTTGGGGATCTGGTGTTCCCAGGTGTGCGATCATACGCACAACCGATTAGTGCCAACACGCTGAACCACGCCTTGCGGCGGATCGGGATTGATAAAACCAAACAGGTGGCGCATGGATTTAGAGCCATGGCCAGGACGTTGCTGGCTGAACAGGGATGGCCGGCGGAAACGATTGAACGACAGCTCGGGCACGCTGAACGATCCAAAGTGGTGGCGGCCTATAATCGCGCCGAACATTTACCCGAACGTCGCAAAATGATGCAAGCCTGGGCGGATTATTTGGGGCAATTGAGAATTAAGAATTGTGAATTGTGAAATGGATTCTCAAGGGGCGGATGTTTTTTATTTTAGAGAGCGGAATGTGGCGTCGTGTTTTTCGACACTGCGATTGCCGAAATACCAGCTGACACATACTACGGTCAAATACAATATTGTGGCGTTGATTTCTTTTACCATGGCGACCGCGTCAGCGACTTTTAGGGTGTCTATGCCGGCCAGACGGATGATGTCGTCGGCTTTTAGGTAGGTGAGGGTCGTTAGGACGATCAGATAAATAGTGAGACCAGGGCGAATAATGCCGCGTAGAAAATCCACCAGAATAAATAGCATCGAATTTTTGGCCTTGCCGCCTGTTGCATAAGCAGCGTGATCGTTGTCATAGCTGGCCTGTCTGACTTCGCCGTCGTGTTTGATTGTTTCTGTGTCAATTTGGCCTCTTATTTTTGCTTCTGCCAGCTTCAGATCGATGTTTGCTTGCAGCTTCATGGTTTCGCGCTTTGAATCTTCCAAGGCGAGTTTTTGTTTGTTGGCTTCTTTCTGTTTGAAATAGCCCAGGACTGATGTGAGCGCGGTGCCGAGAAGGCCGGTGACGCCGCCGCTGATGAGTGTGCCGAGTAGTGCTAACATATCATTCTCCTTCGTTTGCTGGTGGTTTGTGCGGCGGTGCCGCGCTTGTTGTCATCCAATACTTGACCACGGCAACATTGGCCGCGATCAGCGTGCCGTAATACACGAGTTGCCATTGTGTCAGCGTTTTGATGTGGGCGTTGACGAACAGGTAAGCATCCCAGCCCCAGTAGGCCATAAAAACCACAATGCACACGGTAACAACCCGAAATGCGCGCATGATATGCAGTACATTTCGTAGTGGCAGGTCCCCGTGCCTGCCCGGTTTTTCATCTACCATCAAACGCATCCGTAATGCCGGTGGCAATGGCTTCGGCAATCTGGTCGTGTCGCCCTGCAATGAGCCATTTTTCTACTGCTGCATCATCATCAATAAAAATCGGCTCCGGGATGAATGCGGGGCAATCTGTTTGTGATACGAAGGCATCCGGCTTGGTGCCGGGATTATCGCCGCCCTGCCACCAGCCCTCTTTTGCGCCACGATTTCTGGTGCCCATATAACTGCATATTGTGCGGTTGATGACCGATGCCTGCGCCTGTCGCGTGGGTGAATGCGGGACATAAACAACCTCGCTGCCATGCCCTCCCCCTGCATTGAAATGAATATCCAGTGCCAGATCAAAACCGCCATTGTTGATATTGTTTATCTTGCGGCTCAAGCGGCCAGAGAATACAGACACGCTATGTCCCGCTTCGGACAATAAATCACTGAGGTGGAATACCACCCTTCTAGCTTCATCATGCTCGTTCATGCTGTACTTCTGGTTTACAGCCCCTTTTGCTGCGTTATGATGCCCCGGACATATTGCTATTTTCATATGTGTTTCACCGCCACTTGAATTAGCAGGGATATGACTGCAAAACCTGCTGTCGCATACGAAACCAACCGAATCAACCGCTTATCAAGACTGGCAATGGCTTCATCACGTTCTTTAAATGCTTTTTGTAGTTCTTTATCAATATTTCGCAGCCGCTCATAAAGATTATTAAATGAGCGTTCTTCTTTATCCATATGCTGAATAAATCTCTCAGATAACCCTGTCATTACTGTGTCCAGGTTGTGTGTTTTTTCTTCGAGTCTGACAACGCGATCCGGGATGTCATCTCTCATCGGTGGCCTTTCGGTCATGTCGTTTCACCTTCCATATTTAATTTATAACCGCCCGCATCCAGCGTGTGCGTCACAGATGTGGCGTGGTAGCTGCCATCTACACCTGCACGGAATCCAGACAGGTCCAGCGGTGTTCCAGATGCAATCAGGGCATTGCCGGGCATGGTGACGTGTAGCGTGGTTGCGCCGCGATTGAGTGATGCCAGGCGTGCTGTAGCAGCAGCGAGGGCAGCCTGTTCGTCTGCGAATGTACCTGTGGCACTGGATACAGGTACACCGGACGGCTCTCCTGCACGGACAGGGATGCGTTTGGCTGTGGCGTGATCGTGATAGTGTGCGATAACTGCCACATATTTGCCGCGATCTGCCAATGTGGCGCGCCATGTGGTTACGTCTTTCGGCGTGAGGCTGATGCTATCGAGCACACGGCCTGATGCACTGACAGGTGTTCCCTTTTCAACAAACAAGAGATAATCCCGTACGGGCTTGCAGACTGCGCCATAATCGTTGGCGAGACGGGTGAGAAAATTCAGGTCGGACTCATCGCGCTGGTCGATATGTGTCACGGGTGCGCCGATGGCCGGAGGGCTACCGGCGGCATATTTATCGGCAATGCGGGGTTGATACCCATGCTCCTGCGCAATCGTTTTGCATATATCGGCAATGGCAATATTGTCCCACGCACGGGTTTTGGTGCTGCGCAAGGTGTCTTTTTTGCCGCTTTTGGTCGCGCTGGTGGACTGGTTCATCGCCTTGGCACTGATGGCCAGTGTATCGGGCGGACCTGATGGCTCTAGCTCATCCACGATCCACTTACCCATATCGATTAAGCCAGCCTCTTTGTAGCCGAGGCCGATCGATAGTTCTGCACCAGTGCGAGGCAGGGTGATGGCGTGATCTCTATCATCCAGCACGATCTTAACGCTATCCGACGTGTTTCCGGACTGATCAGCGATCGTGAGCCGAATCAGTCTGTCCCGGATCGCGGCGGTGAGATCGTTCCCATCTGCACTGATAGAGAAATTAGGTGTAAATACGCGCATCAGTCCCACAGCCTCACTGTTTTGGATGGTGTAACCGGCGTGGTCAGCGGTGGCAGATTGATGATGAGGCCAGCCGCAAATACGGGGCCTTTGTCTGCCAGTCCGGGATTGGCTTTGAGCACGTCAATCGCCGCACTTTCGCGACCATAGAATTTGAAGCATATGGCATCCAGCACATCGCCTGCTTTGGTGCGGTAGGTGGTCATTTCATGATGCCTATGCCTGCGCTGATTGCTGCCTTGGCTGCTTCTTTTGCAACATCTGTTGAACCGCTGCGAATAAGCGTGACAATGCGCTCTCCGATGGTTTCTTTGCGCGGTATGCTTTCGGGAACGGATTTCAGAACTTCCAGCCCGCGTGCAGTCAATACGCAACCGGCATATACATATCCATTATCGCCCTTCGTATCGAGATAACCCGCATCCTTCAACCATTCAATGGTTGCAAAACATACTTCAAACGACTTACAACGCTTTCCTGATGCATCCACTGGGATGCCAAAATCATCAATTCTAGCACCGCATATTTCAACGGCATCCAGTGTAATACGAAGCGGGAATGTTTCGTAAAGCATTGCCAGAATCATGGCTGTATATTCATCAAACAACTCTATGTTACTCATTGATCACCTCCGTAAAACTGCAGCGACATCCGGAATTCAATCTTGCGCGCGGCACCACCGGTGGCGAACATAGTGCCGGTTTCTTCAATGCGCTTAATCACCCAATCGCCGTGAATCTCACCCACCATGCCCTGGGCAGAAATCAGCGTCAGCGGCTTGCCATCGGCGGCCGCCTTGCGCATTTTGGCAACCTGATCGCCAACCTTGAATTCACCCGGGTAAATCACACCAGAGAGTTCAATCGTTTCGCGACCCTTGCCAGTATATTGCATGGCCGGATCGCGGCCTATGCGCTGCTGTTCCTGCCAGCGATATTCGGAGACGCGGCGCAGTTCCTGATACGCCGCCGTATTGGCCGCAAACTTAAAAAGCCCGATGGACATCATCACTTCGTTGTTAAGTGCCATCGTCATCCGCCCTGATAATCGAACATCGCGCCGCGTGTGCGGGCGGCGTGTTCGCGCTCTTTTTCGGCCATTGCATCAGATACAGCAGCCTTAACCGCCTGCGGATCTCCACCGTCCACGCTGACATGCATCACATAGCTGGCGCGGTTATCCTGATGCACAACCGGGGCAGCGGGTGCGGCCGATGCAGCCTTGATGTTTTTCAATACTGATGGTGTTGCTGGTGTCACCGGCTGAATCAGTGGCTTGGGTTGGGCAGCAACCGGAGAGGCCAATACCATCGTTGCAGCTAATGCGGCGGGGGCGGCCTTGGCAAATGTTGGTTTTTTAATGGTGTCGATTTTTGTTTTGACGTGTTGCGTTACGCTGGTTTTTTTATCACCAAAGATGGAATTCCAAGCGTCGCCAACAAAGCTGAATTTATTGGCCAGCCAATCCAGTTTTTTACCGAACCACTTTGTGACAGAATCCCAGTTTTTATATAGTAGCACAGCACCACCGGCGAGAGCCGCAACACCCGCGATCACTAATCCGATTGGGTTGGCGTTCATAGCAACATTCCATGCCCATTGTGCGGCGGTAATCAGACCGACTTTCACCGCACTGGCGGCATACATGGTTCCAGCCCATACCACACCCGCCGACGTTTTGACGAGATTGGCATAGTTTGTCACCATCGCTGTATTCCATGCCCACTGTGCGGCAGCAACGATCCCCAGTGTGCTGGCATACACGCCAAACCCGATTGCAATACCGCCGATAATCTCACCGATAACAGGGAACTTCTGGATGCCTTTGATAACCCATCCAATCAATGTTCCAAACGAGTGCAGCACCGGCTTGATCGCAGGCAATAACGATCCGCCCAATACATTACCCAGAATGGATACATTCTGCGTCAGCATAGTCCACTGACCTGATGCGCTATCTGTAAATGTTTTGTAATCTGATGCCAGTTTGTCGTTCTTCGATGCCACTACGTCATAGCCTGATTTCAGGCCATCAAAGTTATTTAGCAATGCCCCCGCAGCTTTACCTGCCTGAATGCCTAGTTTCTGCTGAAGAAATGCCAACTGCGCCGTGCTATCCCCAACCCCGGCCATGCGCTCTTTAAGAGCACCCATTGTGGCAATAAAATCAACCTGACCAGATGCCGTATGCTGCACAGATATGCCCAGCTTATCGCTCTTTATGGCGAGTTGTGACAGCAGATCGGTAAACCCGGTTCCTGCCTGTGTTCCTTTCAATCCGGCACTATTCAGCTGACCAATCGCAGCAGCCATCTGAGCGAATGGAACATGTGCAATCGCAGCAGCAGCCGATGCCTCTTTAATTCCCTCACCAAGCTGCCCAAAATTTTTGATTGAAAACTTTTCCTGCGTTTTCAGTAAAACATTACCAATGCGCTGTAGCTTATCATCCACAGTGCCGGATAGTGTCTTGGAAAAGTTATTGAAGGTATCACCAACAATCACACCAACCTCTTCGGCGTTACCATTGGTGACTGTTGCCAGTTTTGATACGATTTCAGAACCGGCACGCGATGCCGAAGCACTTAAGCCAGCAGAATTCAAAGAGTATTCAATATCGAGAATCTGGCCTTCAGTGGCCAGCGAATTCTGTGCAAATGTGATGGCGTGGCCAACAGATTGCTTGATCGATTTCCCTACATCTTTGGTGTTGACTACCGTCTTAAGTCGGATTGTCTTGCGCTCAATATCGAGCGATTTTCCAACAACCCTACCTGCTCCATACAGCGCACCGGCTGCACCAATAGCCCGGCCTTTAAGCGATGAAAGACGGGATTTTGCAGCCTGTGCTTTGTTGAGTCGCTCCATTTTTCGGCGCGTTTCATCCATTCTTCTGCCAAGTGTTCTTTCTGCCTGGCCTAGATGTTTGGTTTCAAAGCCCGCAGCCCGCAATCCAGACCTTAATTTTTGCAACTGTTCAGTCTGATTTTGAAATGATGTTTTTAATCCCGCAGATTTGCGCTTGGCTCGTTCAAAATCCGCAATGAGTTTTTTAGATGGCTTATCTGCATCTTTTATCTCTTTAGCCAGGGCAGCCGTTTTGAGTTGCGCTACCTTCATGGCTTCGCCTGTTTGACCCAGTGTCTTTTTCAAGACTCTGAATTCAGCAACCGATGCTTTCTGGTTGCTGGTATTCGCCAATGCATCACCAAGCTTCCGAACCTTACCTTCGGCAGTATTGAATGATTTGTTGAATGACGAAGCTAAAACGGTTCCTATCGTAATCCCAACAGCTAGCGATTTTCCGATCATTGTGCTATCATCCTCTTATGCGCAAAGATTTTTATACATTGATCACCGAGTGGGAACATCACCCGAAGGTTATTGTTGCGCTCGCTCATCTGATTCCGCTTGGCATTGTTTTGCCTGCCGATAATCTGTTTGGCGCAATCATTGCAACCATGTTGCTTGCCATTCCCACCGCGCTGATCATCTTCATTCCATACCTTGCATTCGTCATCATCTCGGCTCTATGCCTTTCGCTGCTTCAAGCCATTGCAGCAGGGTTTCGCCGTTCAGACCCAGCAACTCATTCATTGCCCATCCGGTAACGCGGGCAAGCGCAATACACGCCGCCCGCGCATCAGATGGTGTCAGGATAAAAAACCGGAATACGCCTTTTGCAGTTGGCCATAATCCACGCCATCCAGTTCCAGGATTGCATCGCGGCTGACTTCACAGAGGTTGGCAAACATCGCCACCTCTTTTTCCGCTTCACTGTCCGCTGACTTGTCCGCTGCAAGCATGTCACGCACTTTAGGCCGCCGCAGATTGAGGCTGGTGATCTTCTCACCAGCCACTTCAATTGGATATTTCAGTGTGATGCTTTCCATCAGCCGATACCCAGATTAGTGCGGGTCTGTGCCAGCTGATCCACGCCGTTGATGATGCGCTTCATGCCTTCCACATCAATTTCAACCAGATCAGTTCCTGCCTGTGAATATTTGTAGTAATTCACTGCGATGGTGACCTTATGCTTGGCGGCTTCGCCAGCTTTCCATGTGCCCATGTCGCTCTCTTTGATGCGACCACGCAGCTGCACCACAACCGGCGTGGCTGTGCCGTCAGTCGGGTTGGTAATGCTGCCCTGGGCGCGGAAGGATTGCGCCGCACCAACCTGTATGCCAAACAACTTGAGCACGTCAGCATCGAACTCGCCGAGCGTGAAATCACACTCCAGCTTCTCCATGCCCATATCGATTTCGGCAGGGGCATCCATGCCACCGGCGCGATATTCATCCATTTTCAGGGTGAGTTTGGGCAGGTTGATTTCATCGGCCTTGCCTGCGAAACCCTTGCCCTCAACGAATACGTTGAAATCTTTTAATACATTTGCCAATGCCATCAGTTAGCTCCTTTTTTCTTGGTTGTTTTCACTTCCACCAGCGTGCCGTCGGCCAGGAGAAACTGGGCGGCACGGGGGTGGAGGGCGATGGTATCGCCCTCATTCAGGTGTGTGTTGTTGATATGCGCCGGGCGCAGTGCTTTATAGGTTTTCATGGCTTACCCCTTTGGTAGTAGTTCAACAAGATACTTGTTGGTGATGGTGGCCTGGAAGCCAAGCTGCTCCAGCGGCGGCACTGGCGTGTAGTCGTAATCGATCCACAACTGGCCTGCGCTCAAGGTGGCTGTTGTGTTCAGCTCCGGATCAAGCCATGCATTGGCATCAACGATATATCCCTGCGCCTTGAGTTCGCGGAACTTGGCATTGACACCATCCACAATCTCATCAAACAGCACGCGACTCATCGGTTTATCCATCGCCCACAGATGCGCTTCGGCAATCGAATCAGCCAGCACATCACCGGTACGAACGGCGGATTCAAATGCAAACACAGGATCGGCTGAAGGTGTGCGGCTGCCCCAGAAACGATAGCCGTCCTGCTCGATGATCGTGGTGATTTCGTTGGCGTTGAGCAGGTTCGCCTGCGAGTTGGCATTTTGCAGACCCCAGCTGACCGGCTTGGTCATACCGGAAACGCCGTTGACCGGGATATTCGAGATGGTCTTATGCCATCCAACATCGTTATCCAGCTTGGCACGCATACCCAAAGCACGAGCAGATGCAGGCTGCTGCACCAGGCTATTCGTAGTCACGTCCCATACTTCAAAGCCTGGCCACAACAGCATGGAGCGTTTGTTGCCATAGGCCACACGATCAGTCAGTGCTGTTGGTACATCGGCACTGGCCAGATCATAATATGCAAAGGCGCGCAGCTGCTCCGTCAGAGTATCCATTGCAGCAGCGACCGGCTGGAATGAAGTCCAACCAGGTGCGCCAAGGATGCGCGGCTGTACGCCCAACTTGGCCTTGGCGGTCAGCAGTGCCTGCATGCCTGTGGAGATACCCGCACCTGTGACAGTGCCGATAATATTCGATTGCGTTGTAGCAGAATCCACCCCCTCAGCCACACGTACCACAACCATGATCGGTGAAATCTGATCAAAGATAGCATCCATGCTCATGGGTAATGTGCCCAGGCCGTTGCCGGTGGTATCGAGTTTCGCCGCCTTGGCGCGATCCCCAACTACAAGAACCGGAGTATCAAGCGGGAACGCTTCATCTGCCCCCCCTGCCAGAGGAACCTGTTTGACGGTTGCTGCTGCCACGCCTGCGCCAGTGGATGCGCCGGTATTGGCCGCTGTGACCAAAGCCGATGCCTGTGCGCTGGCGGCAATGGCCGCGATGATCAATGCGGCAGTGGACGTGATAGCCCCGGTTGCATCGGTTGCCAGGCTGACGGTGATCACAGCATTTTTGACCGATACGGCCAAAGCGGAACTATTGGCTTTCGGATCAGCCAGCATGATGCTGACGTTATTGCCCGCTGCGCCTGCCGGTGCGGTGTAGCTGATGCCGTTATTGGCGGCTACCGTGCCGGTGGTTGCTGTTGCAGCCGCAGCCGGGGCGGAATCAGGGGCAGTGGAATCAGGGGCAGTGCCGACAATGCCAATGATTCCTGTATTGATAGTGCGGATGTGCCGCGTCGCGTTGGTTTTTTCGACGACGCGGACGCCGTGTAGATATCCTGGCATATTATGCCTCCTTTTTTATTCCGAATTCGTGATTGTACATTATAGTCCCAGCTTGGCCTTTTCCGCTCGACCCCATGCACGCGCAACCTCAACAGCAACCTGGTAATCGGCTACGGCCTGTGATTCAGCGGCACTTGGTGTGTATGTTTTTTGCAGCGATCCGATCGATACGCGCGCAAGTTTCAGCTCATCGTCGAGTGAATATTGTTCGCGAATTTTTTCGCATACGCGATCATTGATTAATTTTACGTGCGGTGATGCCGCTTTGATCTCTGTTACCTGTGCCGCTGTGAGCGTGACTGTTTTAACCGACGTGCCAATCTCTTTGGGCTGAGTCGGCAGCGTGGCTGTTGCAGGCATAGATACGTATGTCAGCCCATCCGCCAGCGTAGCCAGCTCAGTGCCGATCATCTGCCCCGATTTGTCAGTAGACAGGACGAGCGTTCGCGTAATTAATTTGTCCGTATATTTTTTGTATGCAATGATTTTCATTCAGCATCTCCTTTGGTATTTTCCCCAGCATATGCCTGAGTGAACTTGTATTGCGCGCATGCCCGAGCAGTGACACTGCGCACTGGATGTCATTCTGCTTTAGAGCACGCCTGAATACATACAGGCTGCGCTTGCGTATAAATCGCTTGCTTGCCCATGCCCGGTAGCCGACGAAGTTCACGCCTTTGCGCACCGGCGCGATTGTGGTGTGCGAGTATTCAAGATGCAGGGTATCTTGAATGAATATCTCAATCTTTGTACGCGCCTCGATACATTCAGTCTTGGTCAGCCCAAATAGCACACCATCATCTACATAGCGACAATAGTGCCGCACTTTGAGCACACGCTTGATGTAATGGTCCAGAGGGTTGAGATAGATCAGTGCATATAGTTGAGATAACAAATTACCGATCGGAATACCGAGCGGCTCACCGTGATCGGCGAATTGCATCATCACATCAACCATTCGAACGTCTTTGATTTTACGCTCAATCAAACGGCGTAAAATAGAGCGATCAATGCGGTAGAAGAATTTGCGAATATCTATCTTGAGCGTGTAACCATCTCGCGGTGATGCACGCAATGCTGTTTGTGCATAATCAGCCGCTTTGTGCGTTCCCATGCCTTTTCGACAAGCAAAGGACTGATCAATAAACGTGCGATCAAATATCGCATTCACCGCCGCATATACTGCGTGCTGTACGACAAGATCCCGAAACGCCGGAGCATAAATCGTACGCTGCTTTGGTTCATAGACTTCAAAGTTATAATACGGCATCGGGCGATAGCTGCCGCCTTGTAATTCGCAATAGAGTGCGTCCAGATTATATGCAAGCCGCCGCTCGAAATTGAAGCACGCTCGCTTCCCCGATTTGTGCCTAGCCGCCGCATGATATGCATCAAGCAGTGCATCACGCGTAAATGCCTGTTGGTATAGATTGCCAATACGTTTCATGATGCCGCCGCCTGATCTTCGGTTGCCCTACCAAAAAGGCGGCGGCGTTGCAGATTTCGCCGTGGGCGAACCACGCGCCGGAAACCATCTCCCTTGATTCCACTTCGATCATGTGATCCGTGAGGTATCGAGTCCGCGCGAAAGCCCACATTGTTGTTCGAGTTGGCTCGCACATTGTTGAGATTCAACGCCCACACCCCGGCGGTGCTGCCATTGTTCCAGTTGCCGCTCGCGATCGGGCACATATCAAGATGATTCCCGTTGGCGAGCGGATACAATCCACCCGCCAATCATTTTGCCGAGTTCATCAACCAGTTTAGATAGGGCGAGATAGCGATGCTCGCCCTGCTCAGCCGGTGACTGCTCGGCAACCTTTCCAGCCTTGAATCCGAAATATCCGAGGCTATGTGCCAGCCTGATCAACATGCGTAGTTGCTCATGCCGGATATCCAGATTCGTCAGCGTTGTTTTCTTGTGATAACGCTTTTGCGCTTCCACGATATAGCCGTACATTTCATATGCTGTACGTCGTATTTCCAGTGCTAAGCCATACTTCTCATGCTTCGGAAAATGGTTCAGATGGATATTCATCAGCTTCGCAAATTCTGTGAATTTACGATCCAGCATTGCTTCATCGTGCATGCCCATTATTGATAACCGCTCATATCGCTATCGCTCAATCGCTCAGAGATACAAGGCCGCGCGAAAGCCCACAGCGTGGCTCGAGC